CCTGCCTATCATTGGTACTTTGATCTCAACCTTCTTGATCTATTCACTTGGACTCCCTACCTTGGGATCCTGTGATAAGACTTTGAAGTTCTTTGGTGATCGGTGCCGAAGTGTGACGAACATTTTGATGTTTCAAAGAGCTGCTGGTCCTATGTTCGAATCTGTTATTGAGTGGATCGGGAAATGTGTGCATGGAGAGAAATTCTCTAGGCGCTCAGATCTTGATCGATTCCTTATTGGTTTTGACAAATGGGCCGCAGATGTTTTGTCACTGTTGAAGCGTTGTCCGCAGGGAATGGATGGGTTGTCGCATCTACAGAAAGACGTGAACTATGTCCTCAAGATAGACTCGCTCTATAATGAGGGTATTCAGTTCGCACGAGAGCTTGGCGAGAAGAGATTGAGTCAAGAACTAACTCAATATTACCATCGTGTGTTTGCTGTGATAAATGCAATGAAGAAGGCATGTGATACATCAGGAGCATTTGGAAACAAACCCCGTTGTGAACCCGCTGTTATTCACTTGTTTGGAGAATCTGGAGTTGGTAAGTCTGGCATGGCTTGGCCTTTGGCAACGGACTTAAATGCAGCTTTGGCTGTGTCTGAGTCTGATGCATCGGATTTTGCCAGAAATATCTATTTCAGGAATACCGAACAGGAGTTTTGGGATGGTTATCAAGGACAGAACATCGTGGTCTATGATGACTTTGGTCAGAGAGCTGATTCCCAAATGGCGCCAAATGAAGAATTTATGGAAATTATTAGAGCTGCCAACCTCGCTCCCTATCCTCTACATATGGCGACTCTTGAAGAGAAGCGCAGGACAAAGTTTACGTCGAAGGTACTAATGCTCACTTCTAACAAACTTGAGTATAACGTGCATTCTTTAACTTATCCTGATGCTTATCGACGGAGAGTCGACATTTGTGGAAAGGTAATCAACACTCCTGAAACTACCAAGCTGTGCCCCTCTGCAGCCACTGGTAAAAACGTTCTACGTCTTGATCCATCAAAGTGTAGTGGACCGGTTGACACCACAGTCTATCGCATCCAACTGTATAATGCTGAATCAATGCAACCAATTCCAAATACACCCCTTGTTGATTACGAAGAATTCGTTGACATGTGTGTCGAGGTGATGAGAGAGCGGTTTATCAAATCCATGTTGTTGAATGCCACGCTTGAAGAACGTGTACTGACCCGATATGAAAAGATGCAGAAGAAGTTTCGGACTAACTCTGGAGAGATCATCAAAGCTGAGGAAGCCATGAGGAATGTTGGAACTGTGGTGGTTGGAGAAGAAATTGGACCAATCCAGACACCCGCAAAATTGGAAATTGGAGGAAACCCATTCGAAGAAGATTTGAATCCATTCGGAGAACCCGATAACAATCCATTTGGAGATGCTGAATATGAAACTTTTGCCCATCAGTTGAATAATATTCGCATTCGCGATTATGACACTGTTGATGAGCATTTGGATGATTTGTTCAGAGAGCCTGAAGTCACCCCC